GACTCATTTGATTACCTATGTTCATTTAAATTACCACCTTTTACTAATATTTATTTAATTTACCTTATAATTAATTATATGATACTTTGGTATGTAAATCAATGGTTATTTAAAAATAAATGTAAATATTTTACATTTATTTTTGTTACGTTATGTAGTAACTAATAACTATTAATACATAGTAGGTAGTAAGTACTAGTAGATATGTAGTACTATTAAATAGTAATTAATAATGCTTGTTGATTACTATTTAATTATGTATTAATAGTTACTATGTAGTATGAGTTATTATGTATTAATGTTAATATGTTATCAATAGTAATTATTAATTAATGTTTCTATTGTTTTAATGTTTGATATGTATTAATGTTTACTATGTATTCATTGATAGTATGTATAACCTTTTTAATATTAGTTAATGTTTAATATGTATTAATAATAGCTATGTATTAATGTTGGATAGGTATTAATGGTTACTATGTATTAATAGTAACTATGTATTTATTGTTACTATGTATTAATGTTTATTATGTATTAATGTTTGTTAGGTATTAATAGTTACTATGTATTAATAGTGTTTGTTAGTTAATGTTTGCTATGCATTGATAGTTACTATTAATCAATACTGTGTAGGTATTAATAATTAATGTTAATTAATAATGTTTGTTAAGTAATAATTGTTGTTAGGTAAGAGTTGTTATGCAGTAATAGGTGTTTTGTGCTAACACTCGTTCGTGAGTCCGAAGCCCCGCTAGGACGTGCGAAATAGATCGGCGGGAATTTTCACCCCCGGGGTATTTTTTATGAAATTTAGGATCAGAAGAATTCAGAGATTCTCAGAACACACCTAAATAAATCTTTCAAACAAATGTAGTGCTATTGATTTTTGTCTCGAAGTATCATATAATTAATTATAGGCCGAAAATAACTTTTGGAGGTGATTGCATGTTACCACATGAAATGCCAAGTTACGAAAAAGCAGCTGCGCACAAGCGACACTGCAAGATCTGTAACTGCGCACCAGAAGTTGTTGACGATGTGAACGGAGCGCTACTACGAGGTAGGCCATTGAAGGAGGTTCAATCACGTTTGGAACACTCTGGATGTGATGCTGAACTCGATCAAATAGCAAGACATAGATCTTTCCTTCCTTTCTTGATTAACAACAAGCAACTTGCGGGAGTAGTTAGTGACTGTAGAAACGAACTCTACGGGGAAGCAACGGCTGAAGTCGTAAGTGAGCAAGCCAAGGTTGTAGCGGATGCGCGCCTTGCTTACGAGTATGCCAAAACAATCTGCCAGATGCAATTATGGTCCAATACTGTACCGCATATGCTTGGTAGGTTGTCTGCAGAGTTGGAAGGGAATAAGGCAATACCTGTAAGGGATTTGGCGTATGCACTAGATCTTATTGTCAAGAACGGAAATCTTCTTGGTGGTGGTGCCACTGAACGTTTAGAGTTCAATGGGCAGGTGAAATCAAGTGACAATACAGCTCTCGGAGTATTACTCAGAACAGACCCTGAGGCAAGAGAAGAGCTTGCAAGCGTCTATAGACGTGCAGCAAGGCTTCAGACAACTGGCGACATTTGATTATGGATTTTATTGTGAGTATACTCACAATGGAATGTATTTACCTACAAGGGCTAACAGGATGGTATGTAGTGCACTGCAAGATGTAGAAGAGGGTTTAATCAAGAGACTGATGATCTTCATGCCACCAAGAAATGGCAAGTCTATGACAGGCAGTGAAACATTTCCATCTTACTTTATTGGAAAAGATCCGGAACGAAGAGTTATACTTGGTAGCTATGGTGTTGACCTTGCTAAGCGCTTTGGCCGTTACAACCGTCAGAAGATAGAGGAATTCGGAGAGGAACTATTTGGAGTGACCCTCTCAAAAGAGAACTCTGGAGTTGTAACTTGGGACATTGAAGGACATCGGGGTGGAATGATTAGTAGTGGTATCGGTGGGTCAATAACTGGATTCGGTGCTGACCTGTTGATGATAGATGATCCGGTTAAAAACAGACAAGAAGCTGACTCTGAAGCTTATCAGAAGTTCATTTGGGAAGAGTGGCAAAATACATTACTTACACGTGTACACGCAGGTGGAGCAATTGTAATCATTCTTACAAGATGGAACGAGAAAGATCTTGCAGGTAGGATCTTAGCTCAAGAAGGTGAACTATGGACAGTAGTGAATTTACCCGCGGTGGCAGAAAAACCAGATCCTAAGAGAAAGTATTGTCTGTATGGTGTTGATAACGTAGAAGGTCCTAGAGATGTTGATCCTTTACGTAGAGCAGAAGGGGAATGTTTAAGTCCAGAACTAGGATACGATCTTCCAACAATGCAAGCTATTGAGAAGAGTGTAGGAAGTAGGACTTGGGATTCACTATATCAGCAAAGACCAAGTGTTGCAGCAGGTACTATTTTCAAGAGAGAATGGTTCGATCTTGAAAAAGGAAAAGTTCACTTCTACACCATTAGGCCAGATATCCAAGCAAGATCTATGCAACAGCTCATTCAGAGTTGGGACATGGCTTTCAAATCTACTACAGAGAGTGCTAGGGTTGCTGGTCAGGTTTGGGGCAAGATGGGTCCAGATCTGTACTTGATCGATGCTGTAGTAGATAAGATGACTTTCACACAATCATGTAGTGCTGTAGAGATGTTAACTGGCAAGTGGCCTTTGGCCAGAGCCAAATTGATAGAGGATAAGGCAAACGGAACAGCAGTAATGGATTTACTTTCAAGTAGAATTGGTGGATTCATTGCAATACCTGCTGTGGACAGTAAAGAAGGTAGAGCAAATGCAGCCTCAGTTGCATATGAAGCTGGAAACATCTATTTACCTCATCCATCCATATGTCCTTGGATAATGGATTGGATTGAAGAACATATTAAGTTTCCAAATGGAGAATTTTTAGATCAGGTTGACGCTGGAGTACATGCTGTCAATCGATTGTTCGATAATCAATTACCAGATGCACCACCAGTAGCTGCAATGGCAGTTGGTGGAAGTCGCTGGAGATAATAGGAGGTGTAAAGTATGGCAGATCAAAGAACATCTGATAACAAAACTGGAGCCTCTTATGCAGAGATAGGTTGTACAGGTTTAACTCGCTTTGGGAATTACGTGTATGAAGAGTGGCTTGGTGAACTCAAGGGGCAATCTGGTGCAAAGAAATATACTGAGATGAAAGATAACGATCCTACAATAGGTGCTTTCTTATTTGCAATTAAGATGCTGATTCGACAAGTTGATTGGACTGTTGTCCCTGGTGGAACAACAGTATCAGATAAAGCTGCACAAGAATTCATTGAAACTATTCTTGACGATATGGAGTTTTCCTGGAAGGATACAATTGCAGAAATTTTATCCTTCTTACCATACGGCTATGCCTACTTTGAAGTAGTGTATAAACTGCGCCAGGGAGATGATTCTAAGGCAAGATATCATAGCGCTTACACTGATGGAAAAGTAGGTATCCGTAAATTAGCAATCAGATCTCAAACTACTGTACAGGAATGGGAGTTTGATGAAGATGGTAACATTCTTGGATTATGGCAGCAGGCACCTCCGAGTTATAAAAGAGTTTTCATTCCTATGGAGAAAGCTATTTTGTTTCGGACTGAAATTACGAAGAACAATCCAGAGGGACGTTCATTACTTCGAAATTGTTGGAGACCTTACTACTTCAAGAAAAACATTGAAGAAATTGAAGGTATCGGTGTTGAGAGAGATTTAGCAGGTTTGCCAGTAATGGAAGTTCCCGCAAGAATAATGGCAGGCAATGCTACTCCGGATGAGAAAGCTACTTTCGTTGCTTGTCAACAAGTTGTACAACAAATTCGCAGGGATGAAGTTGAAGGCTTAGTAGTTCCATCCAGTGTGGATTCTACTGGACAACCTTCAGGATATAAACTTTCGCTGTTAACAAGTGGAGGTAGGAGATCATTTGACACGAATGCTATTATTGATAGATACGACAAACGTATTTCAATGACCGTGATGGCTGACTTTATTCTGATGGGCCAGAGTGATGTTGGTAGCTTCGCATTGTCGTCTGACAAAACTAAGTTGTTCTCTTACGCCCTTGTTTCTATATTAGACATTATCGAAGCTGCATTAAATAAAGGAATGGTTACTCCATTGCTTAAATTGAACAGTTTTGGTAAGTTAACAAAACCTCCAAAGTTAAAACACGGGGATATTGAAATTCCGGATCTGGGTATTCTTGGAGCGTTCATCACAGCTTGTAGCGGTGCTGGACTGATTTATCCTGACGTAGATTTAGAAGCTTATGTGAGAAAACTTGCTTCGTTCCCTCAGAGAAAAGATGGTGCTAAAACAGTTCCATTGGTTGAGGATCCTAATGCTAATACTACTACGCGGAATACGAATCCGAACCTACAGCAGAATAAGCAAACTAACACTAGTGCGTATTCCAATGCGAAAAAGGTTACTAATGCTTCGATGAAGAAAGATGAGAGTCCTATTGATATGGATGTTCTCAAACATGCTTTGGCAGTACTAGAAACTTTGAGTGATGACGTTCGAAAGGAGATTCTATATGAGCTCCAGGCTGAGCAAGCTCTTCAAAGTACACAAGAAAATTCAAAAGTCGATTGAGGTATTGCAAAAGGATCGATCCTATAAGTTATTGCATCAAGTTGCAGATGAAAAAGTTGCGGAGTTAACTAGACTTATTCTAGAGCAATTCTATTCAAAGGAATTGGAAGCCGCTTTGACAAAGTTGTCCTCCTCAGTGGACATTGGTGACGAAGATCAAATATGGACTGCATTAGATATTGATGCATTTCTAGATGATCTTCGCATCATTCTTATAAGTACCGCTGAGAAAGTTGTGGAAGGTGGATATTCCGTCGGTGTTAAAAATTTAGTTTCGCACATCATTGATGCTACAGTTGACACACATGGAACAATCACAACCACTATAGATGGTAAACCAGTTCAGTTAAGCTATGGTTTTAATGTTAGGAACCCATATGCACAAGAGTACATCCAAACCTCAACTGGGAAGTTGATTAAAGACATATCTAAAGAAACTCAAAGTGCTATCAAACAAATTCTTTCAGACGCTTTTAAATATGGGGGTTCTCCTAAGGAACAAGCAAGGGCGATAAAAGAATTGATTGGACTATCTCTTAAGGATCAAAACTTGTTGACTAAGTATAGAGACTCTCTTATCTCACATGGGTTGACTTCGGATGAGGTTGACAAGTTTGTAGAAGAGTATCGCAACAAGAAGCTTACTGCTAGAGCGGAGATGATTGCACGAACAGAAACAATAGATGCTTCCAATGAAGGTCAGAGAATAGCTTGGATACAAGCTTTGGAAGATGGATTGTTAAATCAGAATTGGGTTCGAGAATGGGTAGTTACTCCAGATGATAGATTATGTCCCTTTTGCCAAGCAATGTCAGGCCAAACAGCATCTATCAAAGGAGAATTTATAAGTTCTATAAGCGGAGAGAAAATTACAGGACCTACATTGCATCCACTATGTAGGTGCGTCACTAAATTGAAAGAACAAGTTGTTGAATAGGAGGTGAGAAAATGTCAAAAACATTCATTAGTAAAAATGATGCAAGCCGCTACACTCTTGGGGTTGTGTATGAGCCAAACGTAATTGATAGTCAGGGAGATTTTGCTGAAGCCGACGCAATTGAAAAGGCTGCCTGGAAGTTTATGAAAGTTCTTCAGGATAAAAGTAAGTTAACTGAGGGTTGCGTGAAGGCTTTTAAAGGACTTGTAGAAGGGGTCAAAAAAGGTGAAGGCAACATTGATATTACTGACCTCCTAGAAGCAATTCAAAAAGCGGATGCTACAGGTCTTGGAGTACAACATTCCGTGTGGGGTGCAGAACTTGGAGATATAGTAGAAAGCTATATAGCTCCTTGTGATATGATTATTGGGGAACAGTCCATTACTAAAGGTACTTGGATGATGGGTACAGTATGGAACGATGAGAATTGGGCTAAAGTTCAAAAAGGTGAAATGACGGGTTATTCTATGGGAGGCACTGGCACTCGCATTGATATCCCAGAATAATCAAATTGCTCTTTAAATTATCCGGGTTTATTTACCAGAATACACACGGGAACTGGCTGGGGGCAATATATTTATATTGCTGCGAATTTTATTTGGGGGTGTGAAAGATGGGGAATATATCAGAAATCTTTCGAAATACAGATAGCAAGGTAGAGAAGTATGCCCAGAAACATCTCTATCAGAAATGGCAAGTTTGGATAGGTCTTGTGGTTGTAGTAGTAATGGCCTTCGGGGCATTCAAGTATTTCTTTTAGGAGGTGAAGTAAGTGGCAAAGAAATTAGTTGACTTAGAAATTACAGAAGTTAGTGGTGTTGACAAAGCAGCAAACAAACGTACCTTCTTAGTTATTAAGAGTGAAGGCCCTGCTGAGACTTTTGCAGAAAAAATTTCTAAGGCAGTAAAAACTTTCGCAAAAAGTGTTGGTATCTCAAAGGAAGATGGTGGAGCAAAAGACCTATATGCTGTATTGCAAACACAGGCAGAGAAAGAAGCTAAGTGGGATCGACATGATAAAATGTATGAACTGTTTTATCCTCTAATGGAATCTGTAGATTCTATTTGTAGCGACGCTACAGTAGTAGATAAGATTGCAGCTATAAAGGTATCAATGCAGCAATTTTCTGATGCATGTCTTGCAAGTGGAATTGTTAAAAGTGAAGAATATCTCGAAGGCCTTTCATTGTTTGCGAAAGAGTTTGCAACAATTGTTGATAAAGACTTTATTGCTAAATCTAATTTCGCAATCGATTCAATGCACGTTGAGGCGCTACAATGCTGTGTTGAAATGGTGAAAGAATTTTCTGAAAAAGTGCCAGTTAATAAATCTGAAGAGCATGAAGGAGGAAATGAAATGAGTCCTGAAGAATTAAAGAAATCTGTTGATGAGGCAGTACAAAAAGCTTTAGAGGCAAAAAATGCTGAGAACGAAATCTTGAAGAAAACTGTTGAAGATTTGCAAAAAGCTCAAACCGAACAGCTTGCGGTATTACGTAAAAGTCAATTCGTAAATGTTGCTAAAGCTTTTAACGCTGTTGATGGTGATTCTGACAAACTTGGAGGCATTTTGATGAAATGTTCCGACAAGTTAGAAAAAGAAGATTACGAAGTCTTGGAAGGTATTTTCAAATCAGCCCAAGAAAGAATTTCAAAAGGTGACTTACTTAAAGAATTCGGATCTGGAGAAGAAGGTTCAGGTAATTCTAGTGAAGTTACTAAAAAAGTTGAAGCGGCGGCAGAAGAATTACGCAAAGCTGATGCATCTTTAACTAAAGAGCAGGCAGTTACAAAGGTGTTAAGTGCTAACCCTAAGTTGTATGCTGAATACTCTAAAGCTAATCGGTAAGAAAATTTAAGTATAAATAAGGAGGATTAAATCATGAATGGAGATTGTCCAGTTTTTGATATGACTTTAACTGCAGCTGCAGATTTACAAACTTTCATGTATAGAGGGGTAAAAATTGACTCCGCGGGACATGCTGTAGCTGGGGTTCTTGGAGATGGAGTTTATCTTTTACAAAATACTCCTAAAAATGGTGCTGCGGCTTCTGTAAGGGCTCATGGTATTAGTTTTGCGATTGCAGGAGCAGCCATTGCTGCGGATGCTAGAGTTATGACTGATGCCAATGGAGCTGTAATCACTGCTACTACTGGTAAGGTGTCTCTTGGCAGAGCATTAAAGCCTGCAACTGCAGCTGGTGAAATTATCACTGTGTTGTGTGAAAGATCCGTACTTGCGTAAAGATTAAATTAATCAATAAGAAGGAGTGAAGCAAAATGCCACAACCTAGTTCTCAACAGACTCATGTTGATGCAATGTTAACCAATATTTCAGTTGCGTATATGCAATCAGAGGATGCTTTTATTGCGGATAAAGTTTTTCCTAAAGTTCCAGTGCAAAAACAATCCGCTAGATATTTCAAATATTTAAAGGAAGATTGGTTCAGGGATGAAGCCGAACTTAGAGCACCTGCAACTGAATCCGCTGGTGGAGGCTACGAAATAGACAATACTCCAAATTACTATTGTAACGTTTATGCTTACCATAAGAATTTGGATGATCAAACTCGGAACAATACAGATTCTCCATTAGATGCTGACAGAAGTGCCACAGAATTCGTTTCTAGTAAATTGTTACTACGTAGAGAATTGGCTTTCATGAATACGTATTTTAAAACTGGTATTTGGGGTACAGAAGTAGCGGGTGTAGCAGCTACACCAACAGCGGGGCAAACTTTGCAATGGGATCAAACTGGAGCGGATCCAATTGGTGATGTAGCTGATGCGTGTATTGCTATGGTTGCTGCAACTGGCAAGAGACCAAATGTATTGACATTAGGTCCTCAAGTGTATAACGCATTAAAACAAAGTCCAGCAATTCTAGAAAGAATTAAGTATACTCAACGGGGTATTATTACAACTGATATTCTTGCGGCTATGTTTGATGTACCTAAGGTTGTAGTAGCATGGGGCATTCAAAATACAGCAGCTAAAGGTAAAACCGCAACTATGGGCTTTATCTATGGCAAACATGCGTTGCTTAGCTATGCAGCTCCGTCACCGGGATTGCAAGAAGCTTCAGCGGGATATATCTTTACTTGGACAGGATACGCTGGTGCTGGTGCTTACGGTAATGCAGTGTACAATATTCCTACTCCTTTACTTGGACGTAATTCAATTAGAATTGAAGGAGAAATGGCTTTCGATATGAAAGTTGTTGCGTCGGATCTTGGTTACTTCTTTAATGGCATCGTAGCTTAGTAAGTACTGCTGTGTGGGAGAACATTCTCCCACACGTAAAGCAGTGTAGGAGGTGTTTGTATGGCTTGGAGTTATAGTGGTGATCCTAGTACATCTCCAAAAGATGCAGTACGATTTTACATGCAAGATATTGATGCAGAGGATCCAAATATGACGGATGAAGATATTTTATTTCTACTCATTTCTAATCCAGATCCTCAACTAGCTGCAATTCATGGGCTTGAAATTTTAATAACGAAATTCGCTCAATTGGCAGATAGAACAATAGGTGAATTAAAAATTAGCTATACTCAAAAATTATCCCAGTTGACAGAATTAGTTTCAATGTTAAGAGAGAGCACGAATGTTGCAGTTGATATCAGTAGTGGAGGATCTGCAGCTTATGTACATTCAAAAATATTATTTCGAAAAGGAATGTTTGACAATGGATAAGAGTTTAAAGAAGTTACTTCAAAATCTGGTATCCATTGAGAATGCTACAGGTTCGAAAAATTCTTCTGGAGAAGATACGTTTTCAACGCCTATAGTTTATAAAGGTAGAGTAGAATATAAAGTAACACTGGTGAGAGATAAACTTGGGGATGAGGTTTATAGCAAAAGTAAGACTTTCTTTGATAGTGATGTACTTGTGCAAACTGGGGATCTAGTTACGTTGCCAACTGGGGAAACTTTTCCAGTAATATCAGTATCTATCAAGTATGATGAAAAAGGTGCTATTGATCATAAGGTGGTGTATGCTTGATGTCAACTATTCGTTGGAATTCTTCTCAATTAACAGAAATTGAAAAAAGGTTAAGTGCAGCAATTTATCAAGAAGGTCTAACGTTAATAACCTCAAGCATTCCTAATGTACCAGTTGATACTGGTACTTTAAGATCTACAGGATTTACACAACAACCTAGTGTGAGTGGAGAAAAGATTACAGTAAAAGCGGGATATGGTGGTCCAGCTACTAAAATAAATCCTCATACCGGAGAAGCTTCTACGGATTATGCTGTTAAGGTACATGAGGATCTTAACATGCAGCATAAAGTAGGTTCTGCGAAATTTCTTGAAAGACCTGCAAGGGCACTTTCTCAAAAGTTTAGTGCAAATATCAAGAGGAGGATGAAAATTTAATGGAAGAAGATATCATCCGATACTTGCAATCTATTGGTCAAGGAACTGTTGGAACTAATTTGTTTAAAGGGTTTATGCCAGAAAAGCCTGATACTCTGACTGTAGTAAAGATATACGATAGTTTAATTAGCGATCTTGCATGGAATGGAGAATATCCTATTTTTCAAGTAGCAACGCGTGGAAGATCTTACGATGAAGCACTTACAAGAGCTCAAAATGTTTACGAAGCATTACATGGACTAAGTGAAGTAATTATTAATGGTACTAGATATTTACTTATTCAAGCAATTCAAGTACCAATGCCCATAAGTAAAGATAAAACTAATCGATGTATCTTTACCACTAATTTTTCTGTAATGAAAGAAATATAAGGAGGGAAATATAATGGCATTAGCTGGTAAAAATGGTAGTGTATATTTTGGATCAACTCCTAAGAGACTTGAACAGGTTTCTAGTTGGTCGATGGATATGAAAACAGATACTGTAGATTGTACAAACATGGATGGAAATGGTTGGAAAGAATTCTTGTCAACCTTTAAGAGTTGGACTGGCAAAGTTGAATGCGAATTTGACATGGATGATTTGTCGGGTCAACTAGCTTTCTTTAACGCTTGGGTCAGTGGAGAAATATTAGCTTTAAAATTAAAGTTAGATGCTACTCATGGATTTGAATGTAGTGGAACTATTTCCGCTGTTGGAGTCTCCACAGCTGTAGCAGATAAAGTTAAAATGTCTTATGAAATCCAAGGAACTGCAGGAATTACTTACAATCCTGCAATGGCCTAGAGGAGGTGTAACTACGTGGCTGTAGCTGGAAAGGTTTCAGGCATATATCGTCGAGACGGAGACTCTGTTGCATTTACGAATCTTCAACTTGAAGATTCAGGAGATCAGAAAACTTACCACGTACCTGCAGCGAATACAACTAACAAGTATTGGGATAAGTTTCAGCAAGTTACTGTTACAGTTAATACTGGGAGTGGATATCAATCCTCTCCTGTTCCTTATGAAATACAACATCCTTCTGGATATGTAATATTTAGTACAGCTTTAACAGGTACAGCTGTAGCTGGAAAAAATACGTACACCATAGGAACGAATTTTGTTGCAACAGATACAGTTACTTTCGGAGGAATTACTTTCACTGCTGTAGAATCTGGTGCAACTGGAAATCAATTTAATGTAGGAGTAGATGCAGCTGCTAGTGCAACCAATCTTAAGAATGCAATTAATTCAAGTACTCTTGGTACTACGTATGTTGCTACTTCAACTAGTAATATTATTACTGTCACAGAAATTATTGCTGGTGGTGGAAATACTCCAGGAACGATGACTGTTGTTGGTACCGGAACTGTCACAGTAGGTACTGCTACAACGAGTGATGCTGAGTTTACTCCATTAGTACAAGTAAGTGGATATGCTTTTACTTTGGTGCAAGTTGCTGGAGCCTTTGGATGGTCTCTTGATTTAAAGCAAGATACACTAGACGCTACAACGTTTGAAAATGCGGGTTGGAAAGAATTTGTTGTAGCCTTTAGACAATTTACCGCAAAGGTAGATAAATTCTGGATTACCAATGCCGAGATGGACTTGTTCAATACCGAACTATTATTCGCGTTCTATGTTTCAACTCAAGAAGATAAATCAAGGTTTGAAGGTTGGGGAGTAATAAGTAGTGAAAGTGTTACAGTCTCTGTTGGAGAATTGATTAAGGCTCCTTTAGAAATTCAAGGATCAGATGTGCTATATTATAGGAGGGGTTAAAATGCCACGTACAAAGGAAATTAGTATAAACGAAAAAACTGTAGAGCTTAAAGAATTTAGAGTTAAAGAACTCGAAGCTTTAATTGATGAATTCAAAGATGATTTTGAGTCACTTACTTCTATTAAAACTTCTGAAGATTTCAAGAAAAACATCAGTGTCTTATTAAGAGAACGCTTGCCAAAACTTCTACCGGGTGTGTCTGTAGAAGATATTGAAAACGCATATCCATCAGAAATCGAAACAGCATTGGATGGCTTTGTGGAAGTAAATTTTACCGGACTACGGCGGCTACTCGGTCAACTCTTCAACATATCCCATCTTGCATCCCGATAAAAGTTAGAGTAGGTTTAGCTAGAAATTTCGGCTGGACACCTAATCAAATATCGGATATGTACGTAAGTGAGATAGAAGAGTACTATACTGAGGTACAGAGACAGTTAAGAGACGAGGACTACATCAGACGTTTTTGGAATATGGTGTCTACTTGTCTCTTATTAGCTCCTAAATTAAAAGAAGGAGTTACAGTAACGCCGGAAGACTTTATCGGTAAACCACCTTGGGAAGAAGAACAGGCTGTAGTAGCAAAGTCAGAAGAGTCCGACGAAGAATTAATAGCCATTGCTGTAAGCAAAGGTTTGAGGGGGCCTAACAATGAGTCTTAATGTAGGAGATATCTGGTTACTTCTTGGTGCGGATTTAAGTCCTTTTAGAAGAGGCTTGTCCGACGCTGAGGGTGCAGCTAGTAGATCCGGAAATATCATTGCGAATGCTTTTTCTACAGCCATTGGTATAGGGATAGAAAAAGCAGTAAGTGCCTTAACTAACGCAATTAAAGATGCTGCTACTGCACTGTTTGATTATCAGAAAAGTTTAGATACCTTATCAATTAGTTTTACTACAATGCTTGGATCTGCAGATGCGGCTGCTGTCTTTTTAGAGAGGTTGAAAAATTTCGATGGTTCAAACTTATTCGGGCTCGACAAGATGGCGGATGCATCGAAAAAGATGCTCGCATTTGGCTGGGCCGCAAATTCAGTCCTCCCAGACTTAACTGCTATTGGAAATGCCACAGCAGCATTAGGCCTTGATTCTGGTGGAATGGATCGTATCATAGTTGCTCTAGGACAAATGAGAATTAAGGCTAGTATCTCTGCAGAAGAAATTCGACAACTGATTAACGCTAACTTAAATGTACTGCCATATCTTGAAAAAGCATTTGGTATTACTGGTGCGCAAATGAAAGATTTAAGTAAAACTGGTATTTCTGGTATGCAGGGTGTTGATGCGATTATTAAAGGAATGGCAAACGATCCAAAGTTTGTTGGAATGATGGCTGCAATGCAAGGCAGTGTAACTGGTGCAACTAGTGTAATGATTAATCAACTCAAGCAAATGGGAGACTATGTAACTGGAGGATTATATTCCGCATTCAAAGATACATTCGTAAATATTGTTACAGACTTTGCAACTATGAAAAAGCAAATGCAAGAAAACGGAGTTTCTTCTTTCTTCAATACGGGTTCCTCCGAGGGAGCAGAAGGTTCCACTGGCGGAATGGAAAAGTTAATGCAACTATCTCCAGAATGGACCGCAAGAATTGCTGGAATTGGAGATACTATTCTTAAACTTGTTGAAACTGCGCAACCTATTCTGGAAAAGTTGGCAAACATAGTAGTTCAAGCAATTGCAGTTATATGTGACGCTTTTCTATTGATTAAACCCGCGCTGGATTTAACTATAGATATCTTCGGAGTGTGGTATAACTTAATGGTAGACAGAATGGGTGCTTTGGTTCAATTCTTTGATGATGCAATATCAATGTACTCTACTATGTGGGCTGAAGCTGCTGTGGATGTCCAAAACACTTGGAACAAAATAGTAAATTACTTTACTTGGTACGGAAATGCAATTTCGGACATTCTTAACTGGATGCTTACTGGTGGAGGTCTTTGGGCAGAAGGTTGGGCAAACCTAGCAACTAGTATTGGGGATGTCTTTGCAGAATTAAAAGCTTGGGCCTTGAAGCAAATTACAGATATGGTAAATGGAATGCTTGAAAAACTCGGACCAGTAGGTGGTCTCATTAAAAACTTAGCATCCGCAGGATATTCCGCTTTCCAATCATTAAGTTCTTTCATTAGTGGATCCTTCACAAGTTCAATGGATGGAGCTACAAAATCTGGAAATAGATTTTTAGACCTTTTAAAGAAAATTGACACTACTAAGAAAGCTTACGACAAGAAAAAAGGAGAAGAAGAACTAGCTGCAAATAAAGGTGGTAAAGGTTTAGAGCCCGGGGATGCTTCTTCTAAAAAGGGTTCCACAAGAAACATGGAGTCTGTAGCAGCCAAACTTGAAAATCGAGCGGATGAAATTTATGCCTCTTTTGCAGAAAAAACTTCAAAACTTATTGATTCGGATTATACCTCAAATTTAATGGGTGTAGCTAAAGACATTCTTAAAGCAAATAATTCTTTAGATGCAATTGAATTAGATTTAAAAGACAATGCCACAAAATATTCAAAGCAAGGCGTAGATGTTGGAAGTGCATTAGAAGCGGTAGCTTCTGCTCGAAAGGCTATAGCAGAATATCAAACTAGTGCTACCACTAAATATTTAAAGGACCAAGAATTAGTTGAAAAATCATTTTCTGCGAAAACTGTCGCAATTGCAGCTACAACCGCAGGAGATAAGATTGCTTTAATTAATGCAACTTACGAAGCATCAAGAATAGCTTTAGAAAAAGAACAATCAGATCTTATGAAATCAATTGGAAATAAAGAACTTGTTAATCAATACGTTGTAGAGCAGAATAAAGTAATTGAAAAACAAAAAGCTGATGCTACTCGTGATGCGCTTGACACGCAAATGCAAGAAGAAATAGATAAAAACACTTTTCTGTACGCCCAAGGAAAAATTAGTGCTAAGCAGCTAAATGATATTACCAGAAACATATTAGATGAACGTCTTAAAGCTTTAGAAGCAGAATTGCTACA